CGACCGCATCGCGCTGGTCCTCGGGAATGGCTGACAGATCGATATCAGGCAGGGCCGGCATACCCCGAACATATCCCGAACCGACTGGAAATGCGCGCCAAATCAGCCGGCCGATTCATTCTGCCGCAGCCGGTCGACTTCCGCAAGGGGCACGACGGACTCGCAGCGCTGGTGCAGTCGGTGCTGAAGGAGGACCCGTTCACGGGGACGGTGTTCGTGTTCCGCGCGAAGCGGGCCGACAGGCTGAAGATCCTCTTCTGGGATGGAACCGGTCTGGTAATGGCCTACAAGCGGCTTGAGGAGACGACCTTTACCTGGCCCGCCATCCGGGATGGCGTGATGACGCTGAACCGGGCGCAATTCGAGGCCTTGTTCGCCGGCTTGGACTGGCGCCGGGTAAAGGCGCTGGAAGCGCGCAGACCGGCGGCGGCATGGGCGAGGTGGTGATCCAACTCGACGCCGACACGCCCGCCGGGCGCATCGCCGAGATCGTCCGGGCGCTCGGGGCGCGCGCGTGATGCTGCCGGCGCACAAGGTTCGTATCCTGGTGGCGACGCAGCCGGTCTGCGCGCTTCCAGCGCCTTTACCCGGCGCCAGTCCAAGCCGGCGAACAAGGCCTCGAATTGCGCCCGGTTCAGCGTCATCACGCCATCCCGGATGGCGGGCCAGGTAAAGGTCGTCTCCTCAAGCCGCTTGTAGGCCATTACCAGACCGGTTCCATCCCAGAAGAGGATCTTCAGCCTGTCGGCCCGCTTCGCGCGGAACACGAACACCGTCCCCGTGAACGGGTCCTCCTTCAGCACCGACTGCACCAGCGCTGCGAGTCCGTCGTGCCCCTTGCGGAAGTCGACCGGCTGCGTCGCCACCAGGATACGAACCTTGTGCGCCGGCAGCATCACGCGCGCGCCCCGAGCGCCCGGACGATCTCGGCGATGCGCCCGGCGGGCGTGTCGGCGTCGAGTTGGATCACCACCTCGCAGACAGCGAGCCGGATATCGCGCCCCACGGCGCTGCTCTCCGCCTCTGGCGCAGGAGACCCCGCGTCACACACCACGAGAGGCGCGAACACCGCCTCATCTCCGGCGCCCTCATCGGCCGGCAGGACAAGCTTGCCGTCCTTCGCCATGCGCCGCCACGCCGACAGCTGGTTCGGCTGGATACCGAACCGCGTTGCAACATCGTTCACCGTCATTCCCGGCTGGAGCGTCTCGGCGACTGCCTGCGCCTTCGCCTCATCCGGCCAGCGCCGGTGTCCGGACGCGTAGATCTCCACACCGAGCGATCTGAGAAACGCATTTGTAGCGCACATTGCGAACCGCACTCCCTAACTCACGATAAGGATGCTCTCGCATTCGCCGAAACATCGCGGAAGGTGACCGCGGGACAGCGCTTACTATTCAGCTCGTGTTTACAGTGGCTGTCCAAGGTTGAGAAGACCATCGCATCGAGACTGTAGGGTCTGCCACGGATTCCGGTGCTCACCTTTACGCTAGCAAAATCGGGCAAGAGTCATTCGAGTGAAAAAACGAGGAGGAGTCATTTCAAGTTAGCATCGTTGGGTGCATGTGGACCGGTTTCATACGGGTTAATCGCATGCAACCGGTCCATTATGTTGCAGGGCGTCTTTAGCAAAGCCGCTGGGGACACTTCATCTGCGGTACACGTTGGGGCAGGCAGCCAGTCAGGTTTCGAGACTACTGGACCAAAGTCAGTGAGGGGGCGTCTGGGCGGTCAGGTATGTGTCCTGCCAGATCGAAAATCAGTGTTTCGACTTCTTCCCACGGGAGGTTAAGGTCCCTTGCGATCTCTGACCGGGTGACTCCGTTTTTCCAGAGTGCCGCCAAGACCTTTCCTAGCACTGTGGACGTCTCGCGCTCCACGCCTACTGGCTCCCCCTTCCTGTACCCTCGCTGCCCAAGGTCGATGATGATCGACCGATAATTCCAATCACTCAACATCCCAAGGCCGTGCAGTCGCGTCGCCAACGCCATTGCGGAGACCTTCCAGCGCTGTTTTGTCTCGATGATCTGCGAGGCGCTGTAGATATGCCCGAAACGGCTCTTCACGTCGGCTTCAGGCATCAAGAAGGCAGACGCGAACTGGTCCGCCTGCTTCTCGGCATCCTCAATCTGCGCCGACTCCCGCGCCGCGTGGAAGTGAAGGACAAGGTGCGCCAGTTCATGTGCGGAGTCGAAGTTCGACCGTTCCGCGGTCTTGCGTTGGTTCAGGAACATGTAGGGTCGTTCTGCGTGCCAGAACGAGTAGGCGTCAACGTTCGGAGTGTTCTCGGATAGGGAAAGCACCCTGATCCCCTTCGATTCGTAGAGCTTGAGAAGGCTCCCTATCGGGCGATCACCAATGCCCCAATGCTGGCGCAAGAGGCGAGCGGCGACCTCGGGGCGGTCCCGCTCCTTGCTCAGATCAATCAGGTCAGGTGCAGGCAGGTTGAAGTGATGTTCTATCCAGTCATAGAAGGCGATCCCAATCGACCCCGCCGCCAAGGACGCGTTGCGTTCTGCAGCGCTCATCTTCTTGAGACTCCGGAATGAGACTGCCTTCGTCTCGAGAGTTTCCGGGGCTTCCATGAAAAAGAATTCGACGGGGTAGTCCAAGGCTTTCGCAAGTTTGTGCACCGTGGATTCGTCGGGCTGGTGGCTGTTCTCTGCCTTGGACACAGTAACGGGAGTGAGGCCCGCAGCTTCTGCGAGTCCCTTTCCTGACAGCTTCCGCCTGAAGCGGGCCATCTTCAGTCTTTCTGAGCTGAACATCACAGTTTGTCTTTGATGCTAACTGGCACGTCGAAGTCGTCGAGAGGCTCGCCCTCGGGTTCGATGCGGTCTTCCCAGTCTTCGTCCGGACGGTCAACGAAGATGCGCTCACGGAAGTCACCATATCGCTGATTTTCGATGATCGGACTGGACAACTCGACGCTGCCGTCTTCGCCTACCATGACGAAATAGGTCGCAACCTGATCGGCGTGCGGGTCTTTTACGTCAGCTCGTGGCACCCTGTCATGGTCGGTTTCAAGGACCATCCCGCAGTATTCGAACAATGGGGCGCTGCACATCCGTTCAGAGGCGGAACCTTTCATCGAACGTGGCATCGGCTTGAACACAAGGTCACAGGCCCTGTCGACGTTCTGGTACCCAACCCGGATTCCGAGTTCGCGATTAATCACAGCTTCGACCCCAAGGGTACGGTCTATCACCCATTCTCCGTCCAGTACTTGAGCGCGTAGTGCCTCCACGCCTCGGATGTAGGCGAGCGTGCCCGGTGCGTTCAGGGGCATGAGCGGGCTTGCATCATCTGCGGCTGCTCGGGCAGAGTCACGAATGGCAAGAATTTGCATCGGCGCCAAGCCGAAGTCAGCGAGACGCACTTCGGCGTTTTGGGGGTTGTCGGTGATCGCGGTGTTGAAAGCTGCCATGCCTACCTCGTTTAAGATTCTGCCCCGCATTGGAGGGGAAAAAACTTAAACGCGCAAGGGCCTTCGTACCAGCCTGCGGCAGGACGCGGGCTTTGCGGAGGTATGCCGCTTCACACCCCCCCGCAGAAAGTACCCTTATAAATCAGCAAGTTGAAATGGTTTGGCGGGGGTGGCGGGGGTGGCGGGGGTAGTATCTTAAAAAATAGTAAGAGATGATTATTCAGGGCGCAGGCAGGGCAGGCGCAAAAAATGTTTCTCATTGGGGGCGGAGCGGGCGGAAATACCCCCGCGACCCCCGCAAGATCGACTTAAGGCATTGAAATCACATAGGACATTCTACGGGCCTACCTCCGCATACCCCCCGCAAGCAGCCCCGCGACCCCCGCAAACCCCTTCTTTTCAAGGCTGAACCGCAAAAGCAAAGGTCGGCTAACGCCGACCCTGCCAATTCATCAAGTCACTTCCCGTCCGAAACGGGAACCTTGCGCATCCTGAAAACCACGCCCTTGTTCTTCGTGTCCGGGAGTGCTTCGAAGTGCAGGTCGTATTCGCGCCCGTCTCCAGACCGCCCCCGATGCGGCTTGCGTGTCAGCTTCTCGAAACCGGGGCGAACGCGCGCGCCCGTCTTGTAGCAGCCGTCATAGTCGCTGTAGCCCCAGCTCTTGATCTGGATCGGGTCCGGCTTGTCGTCTCCCGGTTCGATCTTCGCCCGCTCTTCGCCGTTCAGAATGTCCACAAGGTTCACGGTCTTTTCACTATTGAACTTTGCAGTCCCGCCGGGGCGGAACTGGGTGCCGTCCGGGTAGTCTGCCAGAACGTCCATGAGGTGGTTTGTATTCTCCTGCGCGGCGTCAGCCGCCAGAGCCTTGGCGTCTTCCTGACCTTCGAGGAACCCGGTGAACCCGGCGGCTTCGAGAACGCCGCCCGTGACCTTTGCCCAGTCTTCGAAGGATGCCAGCGAGTGCGAGCTGCGCTGCATCCCCTGCGCCACCCAATTCTGAATCAGGGTCAGGCACGCGTGCACCAGTTCGGCACGGTGCGTATCCACCCACTTGGACACGTCTTCATGAAGGAACCCGGTCCGCTTCTCAGGGGCTTCGACCTTGGCGTCCAGCGGAATGAAGATCGAACGGCGGAGCAATTCCTTGGACAGGGTGACGTTGTTGGCGGTGAACATGAAGATGGACCGGACGTCCACTTCAATGGTCTGCGTCTTCCCTAACACACGGGCCTGATACGTCCGGGCAGTCTGCGCCGATGCCAGATCGCCGGAATCCACCGAATGGTTGATGTTGTCGAAGACGATGTGAGTCGGATCGTTCTGCAAGAGAGCCGCAAGTGTCTTCGGAACCTCTTCCTTGTTCGACGGCAGAGTCGACTCGGGCGCAGGGACGCCGCTGCCGATGGTGGTCAAAAGCTTCACCAAGAGCGAGGCCCCCGTACCCGGCGCGGGCTTGGACAAAATCCAGCCCGGGGTCGGCCCGTCAATCATCTCACGCATGAAGGGCAAGAGGGTCAGGCCTACGGCATGGGTCACGGCGGGAACGGTTTCGCCGTCCAGCGCCGCCATGATTTCCTGCCGCGACAGGCCGCCCAAGGGAAAGTCTGCCAGCACATTGTCCACGATGAGCCGCTTGGCGTCCTGCACCTCTTCGGCAGTCGGATGCGGGCTCACGCCCGCCAGCTCCAAGTCATTGTCCAGATACATCTGCGATCCGGCATGATACCCGTTCGTCGTCACCAGCGCCCCGTCTGCTGCGAAAAAGGGCGTGTCCACGGCCCCGCGAAGGGGCAGGCAGAAGTCGCTCAGTTCGGATGAAAACAGGTCGTCTACAACGTCATAGGGTGGGTAGACATGCTGCATTTCACCTTCGCCCTTCAGCTTCTGAAACACCGTGACCCTGCCCAACGCGTGGCGCTTACCGGGGCGATCCAGCGACTTGATGCGCCCCCGGCGGACAATGGTCGGTTCTTCCATGTACTCGAACAAGAATGGGGTCTTTTCGTTCGCGGTACGGACGGCGTCAGCCGCGTACTGGGTCTGGTCCGGGGCGGGCGCGGTGGTCAGCATACCTTCCTGAACCTCGCCTGCCTGTGGCTTCCGGCTCGCCGCGTCCAGCTCCTTCCAGAAAACCTGGACTCTGCGCTTGTCGAGGTTGGTGTTCTTAACGATCACGGCGGTGACATTGGCCTTGGTCATTTCGTCCACACCGTCCCGCCAGAGCGCCTTGAAGAACTTCCGAATGTCGGCAGCCTTCGAGGCGGTGGTGACCCCTTCGGCGCGCTCTTCCGGCGTCTTGGTTTCGTCGCCAAGGTCGCCGGGAAGAGGTTCAAAAGGATTGTCTTCCCCGTCTGCGATGTACTCCCGTGCCTGTTCAATCCGGGTCTCTAGGTAGTCTTCCGAAGCGTAGCGTGTCTCCGCGCGGTCATCATCGCACTGGGCGGCAAGGATGGCATCCCGCAGGGTCTTGTGAAGCTCAGACGCCTCAGCGTCATGGCCGTGCACTGAGAACCACGAACAAGCTGCGCGATACACTGGGGAGTCGAAGCCAGCCCCACCTTCCTGATCGCCGATGGTCGCGAGAATATTTTCGAAGCCATGAGCATCGCTGACGCGAGCCTTGGCTTCGTCAGGGCGCCGGCCTGTCTTCGTACTAGACTTGTCGGACGTGGTGCGCGACTTTCTGACCGTCCGTGACTTCGTCGCGTTGAACGCTGCCTGCTCCCATGCCTCGGGGGCGCGAGCCACCTCACATTCCCAAGGCGCGCAACCGTCAGCCCAGCGATAGAAGCCGCCGCTCTTGTGCAGAGACGGTTCAACAATGATCTGTCCGCCGAACCCACGCACGTCGATCTTTTTGGCGACGATCGAGGCGGTATTGCGAATGTCGAGGTCGGTCCTGAAAAGAATGTGCTCGCCCTTGCCAGAGCCGCTCGCGGAGCGAACCGTATCGGGCAATGGTCCAAACTCTGCTTCGAGCCGCGCCAGTTCTTCCCTGCTGTCTGCGTCGAGCACCCAATATCCCTTAGGGATCACAAATGAGATGTTTCTGGGGTAGGTCGGCTTGTAGTAGGGTAGCTCCTTGCCCTTGTCCCCGCCGCTCTCAATGGGCGGATACTTCCCGTCACCACACCATGCCGCGATGACTGCAGCGTGATCCGAAGTCGCGCGAAGCTGCCACTGCGCCCCCAGCGGCACCTTGCCGTCCTTACCCTTACCGCAGGCATTGCCTTGATCGGAGAAGCTGTACGCGTCGGCGACGGCCCAGCCCATCTCCGCATACCAACACGCGTAGGCTAGCGACATGATGTTGTGATCGGTGGCGTCGGCGTAGTTCTCGTTGCTGCGACCGATCAGACTGCCTAGCGCTTCCTGCGCAGCGCCAATGTGCTCGGGGGGCAGGACGGCGGCTGCACGTGAGCGCGCGCGTGCAGCCCGTTCCGTGTGGTACGGACTCTGTCGGTGCGGTCGGTTGAAAAAATGCCTTCCGACCGGCAAACGGTCATCCGGGATATCTTTGGGGCGACCGTTTTCCAGATCGACGATATTTTCGCCCGCCGCTGCAAACGGGTTATCTTCGTCTACTGATACCTCTGCCTTTTGGTTAGTTACCATGGTCTCTTCTCCTTCTGAGCCTTAGCGTTTCATTGACGGCCTCCTTTCGAGTCCGGTTATGGCGCCGCCCCCGTGAGGGGGCAGGCAATGCTCCTGTGCGACGCTTTTGCGTCCAGTCGTGGTAGGCCCTTGGCGGGCGTCTATTTGGTCAGTCCGCCGGTTCCGGCGCGCCCAACATTTCCTGCACTTCTCCGCACAGCGCGCGCAGTCCATTGTCGCGCAAATCAGAGGCGGGCAGTTCCGCTACCTCCTTCATCGTGTTTGCCGCCAAAATCAGGTCGGCGTCGCGGTCGTTGCTCATTCGGTCGTTCCCTTCTTCGTCACTTTCGATGGGCGCAGACTACTCGGAGGGGCGGTTTTCGGCAACGTCGGTTCGCCATAAGTGATTGATGCATCTATATAATTCAGCTTGAAGCTGAATTTGCCCATTGCGCTTGAGGTGTCATGGCACCTCTTTTCTGCTTCAAGCTAAACTTCTGAGATGACGGAATGTTACAGTTTGTAACAATCAGGCTGCGAACGCTTCAGCTTCTTCCAGTTCCAGCCGTACCTGTGCTGCCAGTGCGTCGCGCGGGAACCGGATCGATTCCACCATCTCACGCGGCGCGGTGGCCCAATCGTCCGGCCCTTCCGCGTCGAAAGTGGGGCAGGCACCAAGGAGGCGCAGAGCGGCCTTCGCGGTATCCCGATCACCTCCCACCAGCCGCGCCACGTTGGCGACGCTGAAACCGAATTCAGGCCCGTTCGCGTGTTCGGTCAGGTGGTGGTCCAGCGCATCGGCAAGACGGAAGGCTTCGTGCAGGGCGAAAGCGCCGTCATCGCCGGTGAACTTGCTGACAAGCTCGCACAGAGCCAGCCGCCGCGCTGCATGGCGGTCCTGAGGTTCGTCGGTCACGTCGAGTGCGTCGCGCATGGCGAGGTAGAGCTTTGCGCGCTGCGGCGCAGTGAGGTCGATCATGGTACTTTTCCAGTTTGGGAGTGATGATTGGTCCGGCGCGAGACACAGAAGCCGCCGGTGATGCTTTCCGGAAGACCCGCCTAGGCGGCGATCTGGTCCCCGAACTCTTCGGCGAGAAGCAACGCAACGGCGCGCTCGATTGCACTCAGGTTGGCGCGGAAGCTTACATAGTCGGGGCACGCCATGCGGGCCGAGTGCCACAACTGGCGCCGCCGGAGCGCGCGTGCCTGTGCGATCTTGAACGCGCTGGGATCGAAGGTGTTAAGCGGCAT